CAAGATTTATATTAGCAGTATCTAATGCGTCTTTGGCGTTGTTTTTATTGGTTAAGGCTGTGGCTACTGTAACGGTTTGACTATCTACCGCAACCTGAGCAGCATTCTTTTCTGATAGCGCTGTTGCTTGTGCTGCTACCGCCTGATCATATGCGGTATACGAGTTATCCTTAGTAGTCTTAGCCGACACTGCGGTGCTATGTTTATCTGTTGCTGTGTTGATTAATGATTGAAATCGTGTTTTGTACTGGAGATTATTTACCTTTTTATTTAATTCTGAAATCTCTACATAAGCAGCAGTCAAGGGGTCTGGATTGCTTTGGGCGGGGGTAAGGAATAGCCATCCAATCCCTAAAATAAAGGCTAATGATATTCTCCATAGCTTAGTCCTAGTCAACTATAACTCCTACACAAACATGATGTCTGTCTAGTTAATTATAACATTGAACCACTTAGTTAGTATTATCTGTTTTGCTAGAATTATCCGTTTTGTAAAATCCCTTACCCTTAAATTGTATTCCAAATGGTCCGTATTGTTTTATCATGGCTGAACCGCATTTGCTGCAAAGCTCTACCACGCTTGCGTTATCAGCAGACTTATTGATCTCTAAAATATTACTACAAATAGTACACCTATATTGATATACGGGCATTACTTTCCGCTCTTTTTTCTTTTCTCTGCCAGGGCTGCGAAATCTTTTATCTTTGTTTCGCCCATGTATCCCCAAGCATAGCCGTCTTCGATCATTTGCTCGTTGACAGATTTGCTGTCCCCATCAAGGTATACCCATCCAAGTATCCTGCCGTATTTTTCTGAGCTATCTGGCTTTTCTGTTTTTACAACCACGTCTTGAGCTTCTTTAAACTTAGACTTCAAATACTCTTTTGATTCAAGCCCTAGTGTTTTTTCAAACTTATCTGATGTCCTAGATTCTGGCGTATCTATTCCTGCCAATCTTAATCTTTGAGAATAAGATATATTGAAGCCAAGGTCTATGTCGACATCAATTGTGTCTCCGTCAACGACTTTTGACACATTCTTAACTCTATACTCAAACATCTTTCTCCTTAAATTTAGGAGCAGTTTATACAGGACATGCTCAGGTCCTATCTCTGGGCTGCAATGCCCGTCTGCGACTCCCCAGTGACGGGGTGCAGATCTTTATTATACTATTTATTTAATTTTTATGATTTTTGGCTTCTTCTCTTCTGGCAGAATGCGTATAATATCGATTTTAAGCATCCCGTCCTTTAGTTCGGCAGCCTTTACCTCCATATATTCACCAAGGGCCCACTCACGGGTAAATTTACGGGCAGAAATACCACGGTGGATAAACTTCGAATCGGCATCCTCCGTCTTTGATTCTCCCTTTACTGTAAGCTTGCCGTCTGCTATTGATGCCTCAATATCTGATTTACCAAATCCTGCAACGGCTAATTCGACAACAAAGTTGTCTTCGTCTACCTTGATTACGTTATATGGTGGGTAAGTTGCGGTTCCAGAAACCGTATGAACATGGTTCCATGTATCCAGCGCTTTGTCAAACCCAATAAAAAATGGGTCCTTAAAAAGGTCCCATGCAAATTGTGTTACCATTTTATTCCTCCTTAAGCGAATAAATTAATATAGGACCCCCAATGGGCATCCTACTATAAGTATAGCATATTTTTTAATTATTGGGGATATTTTTAAAGATGTCTGGGTCTATATTAATAAGGCCCTTTTCCCTAGCCGCCTGATGTCCCAGGGGGCCCATGTGTATTGTTGCTTCTAAATTTTCGTTATATTCTATATTAATCAATCCAGCTTGATATAGCTCTATTAAAGACCTGTCGACGTAGTCTTGGTGAGACTGAAGAAGTTCTGGGGCATATTCTCTTGCAAGATCTTCATTAATAGAATAGAGTATTTCTCCTTTTTCATCCAGCCCTTCTATATTAACTACTCCCAACTCTATAAAATGACTTAAAAGTTTTTCATTGTCAAAATATTCATTATAATTTATGTTCACCGACAGCACCATCCTCGCTTTTATCAATTGTTTTTTCCACTAGCTGCTGTACGTAATCAGAAAAATGTTTCCTAACGTTCCCAGGGGGTCTTGACCCCATGGCTTTCCACAGCCTCTTATATTCTATCACATTTGCAAATGTAGTGGGGCATAAACAAACTTCATTATATTCTTTTAAGACAGTTGGCAATGGCACATGTTTACCACAACACTTACACTGCTTTGCTTTTTCCTGATAGGTACTCACACTATTTCCATTCCGTCCAGGGCGTCCGCCAGCTTTTCTGGCATTCTCGGAGGCCGTATCATATTTAAAGAAATTTCATCTTCTTCTCTATCCCACTTTAGTGATGTATAGGTATGAATTTCTATTTCTTCATTGTTCCGTGGCCTGCTTCTGCTAATTGCATTATATACAGACCCACATACCGCATCTGCCAAATCTTTAGATCCTTTTCTTGGGTGGTCAATCCTGTCTCTCGTAATTTTTAATTGAAGCAATTCATCAATCAATAATTTAATTGACGGTCCATTTAATCTATCTTCAGATATAACCATAGCCATGTCGTCGTAATGTTTTTTTGCCACAGACAGAGTTTCTGTATTAATTCCGTACTGCCTTAATTGCTGCATCATGTCGTGAGAATTCCATCTGTCAAATGTACAAATTTTAATTCTAAATCCTTTTGTTCTAAGGGATAGGATGTAATCTCTTACTTCTTTAAAGTCTACGGATTTGTCTGGGGTCGGAGTCCAGTACCTCACCGCATCTACTTCTACAATTGGGGCGGGCTGAGAATAAGTGTCTGTTAGTTTTATGTTAACCCACTTTTGCACATGTGACATAGCAACGGCGCAATGGTCATGTTTTTGGGCAAGGTCGACATGAAGAAAGTATTCTTTGTCTGGATCTGGTGCAAACCGATCTTCAAACCTACCAAATTGATCTACGGCAAGTATTCTGTTGCTAAATGCGTTCTCAATCTTTTCTCTAGACTTAAAGAATGCGTCTATTGCCTCTGATGGCATACAGGCAAATCTGCCCAATGCGTCTGGAGCATTTTTATAAAACGCCACCTTAAAATCATTAATTGTCCTCGTAGGATTTACTTCCCAGGTGGGTCTTTTTAATGCATAAACCTTTGGATACCTGTATGATACTATATGATCTTCTTCCCACTCAATATTAAACTCATTGCCATCTGTTCCGTCTGGCAGGGAATCGTCTAGCTTAAACTGGTGGCTTTTAACTACAATATCTTTCTCTGCAACAACATCGTCGTATTTTTGTTGGATATAATCATTTTTATATCTAGGGAATGACAACAAAATAACTTTTCCATAGTCTGGGAAACGTGAGTCTACAGAAGCACGATACATCTCATAAATTGCAACACCTGTTTTTGCCTGCTCGTGTCCCGTAGTATTTTCTACACTAAACCCAGAAATCTCGTCTAGAATTACAACTATTACGTTATAGCCCTCCCAAGCCTCACGCTCTGAATGCCCTGAGTGTACTGTAATATTTTTATTAAACTTTATTTCAGAAACTTTTTCTGAATACTTGCCTACAAACCAAGGGGACTTTTCTATTCTAGTTTTAAGACCCTTGAAGAATACGTTGTTTGCTTGCTGGGCATTGATAGCAATATTTATAATATCTATTGAATCCCCTGGAGGCTTACCATAATATGTTGCTGGATCCTTAAGACATAGCAATAAATATACTATATATGATACAGATATCGCAGAGCAGTAATCTTTGCCGCTGCCTTTGCCTAATTGAGCAATTACTTCGTTACAGGTTTGTTTAAATCTTCTTCTGCCCTCATCTTCTCCGAAGAGTTTGATGAGGGTTTGTTCTTTGTAGATCTGGCTGCTCTTCTCAATGAGTATATACTGGTGCTCCGAAAGCTCAGGGAGTCCGAGGTACTCTGGGCTTGTGACGAATTGTCGTAAGTCGACTGGTCTTTCATCAAATTCCTCCCCATCTAAAATGTCGATAACATCTGAAAAATCAAGACCCACTAGCGTTCTCAACTATCTCTACAGGCTCAACTACTCCAGTTATTTGAGCTAATCTACGCATAATTTCTCTTCTTATTTGTGGGTGTTCCGCAGATACATCTTTCAGTATACCAATTAATATTTCTTGTTTGCGTTCCGTTTCGGCAACCTGATTTGCTAATTCTACGTTGTCTAGTAGCCCCACCTCTTGCAACATTCCAATTCTTTTACTCTCAATGTCTGCAATTAATTTTAATGCTGTTGCTTTTACATTTAATTGTCCCGCTTGATCTGCATCGTCTACAGTCTTCCAGGCCTCTTTAATTAACATAGCATAGTGTTGATCTGCCCCAGAGATGGCCTCCTTTGCCCTCTCACGAGCCCCAGAATCGCTTCTGACGACCTGTTTCCACTCTTCTATATACCCTAACACATCTGCCCTCTTAAAACCTGTTATAGTGGCAATCTGGGTAGGGCTATTACCTTTAAGTAGTTCGGCAACGACCTGATTCATGCGATCAAAATGATCCGCTAATTCAATTTCCATATATATATTATACCATTCTAGTCGACTAAGATTCGGGTAATTTCAATTTAGCCACCTTTAATAGAATCAAATATCCAATTAAATCATCAATATCGTTGTCTCCTGGATATTCTGTGCCCTTCATAAGCCTATTTAATTTATCATCAATACGGACATGAAGTTGTTCTCTTGGGCCCGTTTTTGAAAATATACGCACAGGCTCAAGAGCTGAATTGCCGTAGGCAATATTCTTTTTAATTAACATGTGTGCAATTTCCATGCAGGATTCCAATATTTCTCTGCCAGCAGCAGTACCTACTGTTAACAAATATAAATCATCATATCTAAATTCTTTTGAGTCTGGGAATACTGGTTTTAACATTACCGCCTCCTAATTAGCTGAAACTTTTCCAAGTACCTCTGTATGGTCATAGCAGAGACTTTACACTCATCGGCAATTTCTGTTACCGTTTTCTTTTGTACCACATACCTTCTATATAGCCAGGTCTGGCTTTGATATAATTTCATCGTTCTGTCAACACCTTATTTGCATAGTTAGCAATGCCGAATGCATCTGCTACATCAAAATCATTTAACGATAATTTGTATTTATTGTTAAAATAATCTACTGTTCTTTGTTTTCTGATCTGCCTCATTTTATTCTTGTACCATGAGTCAGCATACCCTGGATTCTCAAGTCTAAGCGCATCCTTTTCTAGCTTTGTTGGATTTTTATTTCCAATGTATGCCTGCCAAGACGTGGGGGATATGGTAATCACGCTAGCCCCAGTAGACATAAGTTCAGCAATTACCACTCCGTACACGTACGACAATTTTATCACAGCATCAGCGGATCTGACAAGTATGGCGCCCTCGACAGCAATATAATCACTCTTTATTTCATCTAACATGGCCCTAGTTTTAACTTTGGCGTCATGTATTTTTTCATATATGTCTTGACCAACAAAATTTATTTTACCCCATTTTAGCGGACTATCATTTTCTATTAAACAGAAGGCTACGGAATTTGTGGATGCGTCTATACCCAAAACCTTGTTTGCTTTAGCCTTTGCCAAATCAGCTAATTTCATCTAACATGTCCTTTATTTTAAACTTTCTAGTAATATCAACCCTTTTGGTACAAAAGGAACATAACGGACTTTCGTTATATCTGCTTAATTGAGATCCACATTTTTTACACGCACGAGGGACGCCGCTTCTAATTGCTTTTCTCTCATAATACTTCTCCATAATTCTTCTGTTTGTAGAAACACGGCAACATTCGTCCGTGCAGTATTTTTGATTATGGGTTTTAGGAGTAAATTCTTTGGCACACTCTTTATTTGCACAAATCATAATCGTGGCACCACATAAGATTCTATTTGAACGGTACCCGTCAAACCCGCATAGCACTCCTTCTTAACTGGACAATACGTACAGGGCATTTTAGATTTTGAGGCGCCAGCAGGCCGCATTGGCAAATCTCCGTCTTTAAAGTTATCCCATACTTCGCACATCCAGGTAAACAAATCCTCTACAATTTCTTTATTCTTATCATTCATTGACACAGGAATTACTATAATCTCTTGCGTATTCTTATTCTCATAAACAAAGAAACCTTCTTTGACATTTCTTAATTTCATGTAGGTCAACAGCTGCAGCATATGATTTGTGGCAGGCTTCATCTCTGCCTGCCTTTGATCCCATATCTCCTGCTTTGCTGTTTTAATTTCACCAAGTATGGTTTCATCATCGTAATTCATGATTAAATCTATGAAACCACGAATAGGGGGGTACTCATTTATTATCTCTTCTTCTTGTGCCCGAAACTCTGGCATCGTAGAAATAAGTTTTTGTAGCCTTTCATGTGCTTGCGTTCCCTGTGCCATATTTGCTACGGCAACGGCATCGTTGTCATCGATAAACATTGCACCACTAAAAGCCATGTACCAATATCTTGGGCATGTGCCCTGCCCATATCCAAGTGTGCTGGGACTAAATGATTTCTTTGCAATCTCTCCATCGGGGCGCTTGGTGTTTCTGTACGATTCATCTAAAAGATCAGAAAACTTTTCAGGATCAAAATGCCTGCCTGGATTCTTTTTAAACTTAAGATTTTTTACAATTTTTCTACCCATTATGAGTTATACCTAACTACGTATTTTAATGCGTCCACCAGCTTGTCTATGGATTCTTT